TATTATCTATGGTACTGTTAACAAAAGGGCGAATGCTTACTGATGCACCGCGTTTTAATGAGTTGTGTTTCTCAATAATTGTGACTTCCATAAAAATTTTTAGTTGGTTTGTTTTTTCTTCTTTGTAACAGTTAGTCAGCATTTCTGCTTTAAGCTCCTAAACCACGTCAAGGTTGTTACTTATAGGAGATACCCCCTGTTTTACCAGGGGAACTGTACATTACTCATGTACAGGTGGGAGGTGGAGTATCTTAGTGTAATTCCAGGAGGATTTTAATGCCCTCCTGGATTACTGTACCTTCAGGGTTCCTTAGAATGAACCACCTGTGATGGGGTTGCGCATCACAATTTTAAGAACTTTGGTTGGGTCCTTAACCCAGATAGAAGGCATCATCTGACTCATGAACACTCTGTAACCATTGAAGTTACCAACAGAGGCAAACCCTTGTGAGCGTCCCATGTAGTCCATAGTACCGTTCTGATAGAACCATTTCAATTCACTATCCCACTTCATTTTCAACAAGAAGATGTTGTCATTAGTGTTATCAGTGATATCGAATACAATAAAGTTATAAGAAGACAATGGGAAACCATCGATGATTGGGTTCTCAATGTCATTGGTGTGTACGTTATCAAACGCAGGATTCAATACAAACTTCACATTTGCCAAGAAAGGAATTGTGTAACTTGTGAAAGCAAATCCAAAGTTCAAATCCATAGCGTTGTTACCAGAGATAGCACCAATACCTGCTTTAGACATGTCAGTGAACAAAGCGTTAGATTGTCCCATTGTTGCACCAGCAATATTGAATGCTTCTTTCTTGATAGCCTCATTAACCATCTTCATACCAGCCATACCAGTTTGAACAATGATTTGACGTGAAGGATCTGGTCCTTTAAATTCAACCTTACCATTGTAGAAGTTGAAGATTTCAGAACGGAACAACTCCAAGTTAAATCCACTCTTGTTGTAGATACGCTTGAATGAGTTATCCAACTGATCCCACAAACCTACAGACAAACGGATATCATCTGGTCCATCTTGCTTAATGCGACCACCTTTACCCCACATCAAGTATGTCTCAATGTCATTAGCAATTTTACTCAAGTGAGCAGCTTCCATCTTAGTAACGAAAGTGCGACTCAAATCACCATTGTCATAAGCTTTCTTGATATAGTCTTTACCCATCTTGCTAACCATTGCATCAATGTTAGTCAAAGAAGGATCTTTAGCGATGTTAGCATCAAATGAACGCCAGATTTCAGTTACAGGAACTGTACCATCAGCATTCATTCCACCTTTCATCATCATTTCTGCACGAGAAGATACAGAGTAGTGTACGTGAGCTTCAGCACCACCAACAAAGTTGTAGTACTCACGGAAACCTGCATTCAATTCACCAATGTCAGAAAACTTCTCACCATATTCTCCACGTGCAGAACCTTTACGGAAGAACTTAGTACCTGGTTTCAAATACTTATGCTCTAGTTGAGCAGTGTTATTTTTGTTAACCAATTGTACAGTGTAGATGAAACCATCGCCAGCAGGCAAGATATCATCAGCAGTGATGAACAATTCCTCTCCTTTGTACTTATCATAAGTGATAATATCACCATGACCAAAAGAACGCTTGTTCAACTTGATTTTGAAAGTAGTACCATCTTGACCCAAAATTGTAGAAGCAGCTTCAATATCCTCAACAATGTAAGGAAGATCCTGTACTACAGGAGTTTGCCACTTGTACTCTCCGCGTGGATTGTCTACTAAAATGGTGTTCTTACCACCAAAAGATGCCATCTGATAAAGAGGCATTTCTACCTTTTGTGACATTGCCCACAAATCAACAGGACCCAAATCCATGGGTTCAGAAGACTTAAGCATGTTCACCAAATGGTAGCTGTCTACGTGAGAACTAACCTTGTAGTTAGTGTCGCGTAAAAAGAGACCGTTGTTTAAAACTGGTGTACTCATCTGTTTTTAAAAATTAAAAGTTAATATAAAGTGTGTTATCGTTTAAATATGTTAACTGGTTTTTTCAAACCACCTTGTTGTCTACGTTGAGGTCTTACACTGTCATCATCATCATCATTTGATACTGAAGATGAAATTTTACGTGCTTCCTCTGTTTTAAGTTTGCGTGCAGTTTCTGCAGCAACCTCATTCTTTGCTTGTTTGCGAAGATTCTCTTTATAATCATCTGGATCAGACAATAACCAAAGAGTTTCTGCAATCAAATCATATCTTGGTTCTTTACCAAACTGATACTCTTCCAAAAGCTTACCTAGTAAGTTTGTAGGTTTTCCTGTCATTGAACCATACTTTACAGTGGTTAATTCATCCCACAAGAACTTCTGACGTTTAGCATCAATCTTTACACCATTTAACTCAGCTGGTTTAAGGGTGTGATAGATGTTAGACATGTAAGCTTCTTTTTGCTGTTGCTGTTGTTGACGGAATTGTTCTTGCTGTGCAAGTTTCATTTGAAGAACCTCTTCTTCTTTTTGATCTAACTTTGGTTTAAATTGTTGTGCTTTTTTGTTTAAGGTTCCAGCATCAATCCATTCTTCAATTTGTTCTTCAATCAAATCTTGATCTCCGTTACCAAAGTTAGTAGCTTGTAGATACTGACGCACAATCATTTCTTGATGATCAGGATTTCCTGCGTCAAGAGAACGAGTTTCTTCTACAGCAGCAAGTGCTCTAAACAAACCTTTCATGTCAGTACCACCTCTAGCGACATACTCTGCAGCATACTGCAATTCGCCTGGCAGTGATTCAAAGAACTCTTTTGGAGTTTGTTCTCTTATAGAATTTTCACGATGTTCAAAGTTTGCTTGAATCAACTCCTTCCAATCCTTCATAGAATACTCCTCTAAAGGTTTGTCATCCTCAAAAGGCATAATCAAACCTTCTTCAATAAGTTTAGAAAAAGTATCAATAAGACCGCTCTTATCTACTTTTTTTCTTCCCTTGTTTGCAGCAGGGTCTTGATTGTCATCATCTCCATTTGCTAAATCTTCATCCAATGCTGCTAATGCTTTATCAACATTAATCTTCTTTGGTTCACCTGAATCATCTGAATCATCATCTGAATCATCATTATCCAAGAAACTCAAATCTGCAGCTTTTGTACCTTTACTAAAGACATTTGCTGGTGCTTTTACACCTTCTTCATCTGCAGTAACAATACTATCTGCACCTGGCATTGGTAAGAAGTCATCAATATTGTCAATTGTGACGCTATCAATAGCTGCTCCGTTTTTATCAGTACTCATAAAATTTTAGTTGGTTTAGTGTGTTCTTCATATATAATGTACAATATAAATTTCAAAAATTTACATCCCTCAGAGGTAAGCTATAATTTTTGAACACTATATCGCTATTATTTTTCTTTGTCGTACTTATTCTTATTTGTACGAGCTACTTGAAGCTGTTTATCTGCAATCTCTTTACGAGTTTGTAACTCTTGTCTTTGTAGACTTACCTTCTGTTGATCTATTGCATTTTTGTTAAGTTCCTTCTCTCTTGCAAGAGCTGTTCCTTGTTCTTGCGCATTCTTTTTATCAAGGTATTCAAGAGTATCAATGTAATCACTTTGCTGATCTTTGTTAAGGTCAACCATTCCTGTATATCCTGCAGAACGTATCTCAGCAATCTGAACATCATTTTGACGATCCATAGCTTTTTGTTCTGCTTGGAACTTAAGCATTGCTTCTTGACGTTGAGTTTCAGCATCTTGCCTCATTTTCTCAGTTTCTTGCATTGCTTGTTGTTCTTGTTGTTTTGCTGCATTAACCTTCTCTTCAATACCTTTCATAGTGTGAGTAATCTCAGCAAGAGAATCTGCTTTAAGAATATTACCTAAATCATAAATAGACGCACCAGCAGTATTATTGTTCATTGCTAACTGACGAATCTGTTCTAGCAACATTTTTTGATTCACCTTAGTAGAAGCAAAAATGTTTAGTTCTCTAGACAATAAATCAGTACCATTCATCTCAAAATTAACTTTTTCATCAAGAGATGTTACATATTGCAATCTTACACTATGTTTAGTAGAGTGATAATACTGTGCTAAGTCTGTACGCATTTGATGTATACGAGGCATCAGTTGTTCAGAATGCTGTACAAAATACATTTCAGTCTGAGCATAAGATGCGTTTACTGCTTGCTGTACACCTGTTGCAGTTTCTTGTGCAATTACCTGACCCATGCGTTGAGGATTTACCCCAATAGTTTCATACGCTTGCTGTTTAAAGTGATTAGCAAGCTGAATACGTGACATTAATCTTTGAGTCTGTTCTAGATTTAGAACTTGATAATGCTGGAAGTTAAGGGCATTCTCTGTATTAGTAATAGAAGTATCCAAAGGTAACATCTGGAAATTCTTCATAGCAACATATGCTTTAGAAAAATTATCATGTCCCCAATCTTCACCCATTGAATGTTTAGGTAAAGCATTCTGATCCAACATGATAACTGTACCTAACTCATCAATAAGAATATCTGCAATCTGGTTATTTACTAGATTATATCCAATTTGATAAGGTTTCATCTTATCTACAAGAGATGTACTCTTAGTATTACGATCACTAAATACAGAACCTTCTACAGGAAGTTTACATCCGTACAAACTAAAGTCACCTTTAAACTGGAATGGAATAGGTTTTACATTTAGATACAAAGGCTGAAAACCATTAGCATCAATGTTTCCATAAAAACTTGGTCTGTTAGGACCAATCTTAATTCCTCCCCATACTTGGTTAATCCAAATCCAATCAATATGTTCACCATACATTAAAGTTTCACGACACTTTTTCTTCATTATAGAAGTATCGTATATAGGTTTTTCTGTAACTAAATAATTTTCATCAACAATTTCTTCTGTAACAAATCCATCCTCATCAATTTTTATGAGATGTCCAACCATTCTCTGAGACTTCCAATATGATGTAGTAACACGTAAAAGATTCATATTAGATAAGTCAGACAAGTCTTCAGACTCATTTAAGATCCTAAATAAAATGTCGTCACCTGTATTTACAAAAGTATCTCTAGCACTCAAAAATTGACGCATTCCAAGTGAAGGACCTTGTGTATTCCATTCATGAGATCTAGTAGCATCGTAGAAACTACCGTCATTTTGTACACCTGGAAGCATGTATCCTGCAGCTTTTGTAGGATAAATAGACTCAAGAGATTTTAATTGATCTCCTGTCATCATCCAACCATACTTATCTATGATGTCAGATAAAGTCATAAGATCTAAACGACCTACCCAGTTAGATTGAGAAATGTATCTTGCTTCAGGAGACTTATGATAGAATGTAAGAACGGGATTCCAGACTTCAATATCAAAGTCATCCTCATTCATTTTAAAATGCCAGAACTCCCTATCAGTAATCAACATATCACGGAATGCAATATTCTCCAACTCACGCATCATGAATCTTTCTTCATCCACGTTATGTTGATGTGTTGCCCACTGTTCTACTAAAGATCTGTAATCTTTCTTAAAAAATTGTTCAATTTCAGGAAGACTCTTTAAATTTTCAGGAGCCATCATTTGCTGTGCTTGCTGCGCCTGTTGTTCATCTTCCATGTTTAATCCCATCTGTTCAATGGTTTGCATCATCTTTTGTTCAGCATACGCTAAAAGGTTATCTTCAACCATTTTTCTTTTAGCTTCTAACATCTCATTAAAGGAGGTGTCATCTACTGCACGATAGGAAATCTTATCATTACGCTTAGCAAATTCACCAAGCATGACATTAACAACATTAGGAATAATGGGGAAAAACTTTAATTCAAATGCACCAGAATCATCTTTTGTAAGAGTTTCAATTAAATCAGCAGCTTCATTATCTTCCTCTACTAAATAATCTGTTCTGTCAATAATTCCATTAGCAAGTTTATAGTTCTTTAAGAGTCTGCGTGCATTTCTGCGAATTTGTTTCAATCCTTGCATCTCCAACCAGTCCATATTCCATGCACCCCAAGACTCATCCTTTTCATCGCTTAGTAAGAATTGAACAGGTTGGGTAATTGTACCCATACGATTATACTCTGCTCTTGCACCATTTTTTAACTGTAATGCGTTGTAAATTTTTGGCATCTTATCTAAAATTTTTAAAAGGACTTCTAGGTTTCATCCCCCCTATATTACGAAAGGACGTCTTACTAAATAATGTACGCATTTTATTTGTATTATCCAAACCTTCTTCCTTCTCTACACGCTTGGAATAACCTCTATTTGACTCTTGAACCTTAGCAAATGCAACTAAAGAACAAAATGCTACTAATCTATCCACGTTAAGACCCTTGCGGTAAGCTTGCATCTCTTTTAATAACATAGGATCTGGTATGCGTTCTACACCATGAGTGGTTCTTACAATCTCTCCATCAGACTTAGTTTCATGATCTAAGGCTTCTTCTAAAAACTGTACAGCATAAGAAACTAAGTGACCTCTAAAGATATTACCTACGTTTCTCCAACCATATTCTTGATATACGTTTGTGTTACTCATAATCTCTTTCAAGAAAAGTATCTGATTTTTGGGTACAAGATACTTCTGTTTTCTTTTAGAAATCATATATTGTATAAATAAACTAATGTTATTTTCCACAATAGTCCAAGCATTATACCACTCTATAATCATTTCTAGACGTTCATGTGTTTTTTGTAGGTCATCAAAACGACCACACCAACTAGCAACAATTTTATCGCGTTCTATAATCTGCTCAATAGTACCATCTTTCTTGTGACGTGTAACCTCCTGTGCTGTTTTATAAACATATATAGAACACAAAGATTCTGAAGTAGTGGTCTTACCTTCTGCAACAGGGTCAATAGACGCATAATACATTCCAAATGTGGGATCTTTTACAGGTCTTTCATAAACGCATACTACACCTTCTTTATCCTGAGTTTTAGCAGTTATAGGAAACTCCATAATAGGAATCTTCTTAGACTCCTTAGCTACTATTTTACCTTGTTCATCCCTACTAAGATCTAAGTATTCAGTAAAATAAGTCTTGTCTTGGATACGTCGTAACTGTTTTGCAACCAAGTGTAAAGGAAAAACACTGTCTTCACGTGATGAAAACGCTTCTGAGATGTACATAGGTTTCTGAGAAACACGAAGTTGATACTCATCAGGTCTCAGAGTTTTTTTCCAGATTTCTCTTTCTGCACGTATCATATCCATAGCTTCCTCAACCTTACTGTTACCCCACTGATCTATGCAAGGAATCATACTCCATTGTTCTGGAATAAACAAACCACACATTCCTGTTTGGTTATTCTCATCCATAAGATTAGTCTCAACAGCTAATACATCTTTAGAATCAGGATTATGTATAAGTTCTTTAAGTGGTTCGCATTGTTCCAAATCCCCCACAGATCCTGCTACTACAAATTGACCAGTATAAATCATACCTGATTTCATGGCTGGTAGCAAATACTCCAGTGTCTTACCCATGTGTGGGGCAATACCAGCTTCCTCATGAAAGAACAAAGTACAAGGTCCCCCTACTCCATTTGTTGGGTCTTTCTCAAGTACTAATCCAATAAGTACAGATTTTAAACCCACATCTCGTTTTCTACCTCCTTGGTTAACCTCAATCTTTTGCTCCCAGTTAAGAACCTTGTCAGGGGTTGATGGTCTGTACCATGCTGTATGAGTATTCAAGAAGTTACGATACTCCTCTAAGAAACGCCATGTACCTTTTTCTGCAACGTAGTCTTTAAGAGATCCTGCCATCTTGCTAATAGCGCCCTCTTCAAACCAGTAAAGATTAATCATCTTAGCAGAATGAAAATAAGAGGATGCAATCTGACGTTTCTTTAAAATTGCTGCATGCTTGTAAGTATGTTTTGCTAACTCCTCATAAAGTGCCATATGATACTGAGCATCGCGTACATCAGGGAAAGTAAACTTACTAACCTCTTTATTATAAATTGGTAAGAAATTTAACCACATGTAATAATCCCTGGTTAAATACCAATTTTTATCACCACTTTTGTAGATTACACCATTGCGACACTTGTCTTTTTCAGTATCCCAATATTTTACAAAATCTTTACTCTTTGGAGGAAATGGGCAATAGAACTTATCTTTATTAAACTTTCTAGCTTGTGAGTTAAATTCTAAACTACACTCATCAAACTCATATTTACCAGGTTCTTTAAATATCTCTTTTAAAAAGTCTACAAAAGACTCTCTTTCTTCAAAGTCTGTTTTAGTCCACTCTTTAGACTCGCAATTATATGTTGGGACTGACTTATACATTAATCTTCAATTTCTCCTAATACTACTACTATTTTCTTTTCTTTATCAGCTTGCCAAATAATATCCTTTATAACAAACATTTTATCTTGATATATCAAATGTTCATTTCTACGAGGAACTTCTCTCATAAATACAATACCCATTGACGTATTAGGATTCAAATACGTAAGATGAATTTGTACACTTAATAAATTATTTGTATTTGGTGGCATCATAACTGATCATATCCTAATTGTTGTCCTCCCCTTGCTTGTCCTTTCTGCTCTTCCATTAAATCTTTGTAGGCTCCTTTAAAACTCATGCGTATTGCTTCAAACTTTGCTGCAGCATTTACCAGAGAGTTAATATTACCATCTCTACCATGTTCTATAGGAGTAACCTCCATATATCTTGCTAAACGATCAAGCATGTGTTTCATACCTATGTACGCGCGATACGTGGGAGTTTCATATAACTTCTTACACATTTCTAATCCATGAATAATACACTCATCTTCTGTAGAAAATGTTGCAGTAAGCTGAGATAGAATCAATTCTTCTTTATCATTCTCTACTACATCAAAAAATGGATTCATGTCTGGATTAGGACAAGTCATATAAAATAGATAGAGGAATATCTGCATGTGATCATCTGGGTACTGATCTATGATATCCTTTAAAAATTTAAGAGTATAGCAATGATCACTTGGAACAATTGCACCCTCATGTATATCAAATAGTTTTACCATTATTTCCAATGATTATTTTCACGTTCATAATAAAAAGTAAGATCTACAACTTCAGCATCATAGTAATAACCTACTATATCACTTTTAAAAATACTATGAATATTTTCATACAAAGTACTTGTAATAATTTCACCATTAACTTCATTTTTTAAAACAGATGTTAACCATGTATAAGTGCCACCTTTTATAACACCTGCCTCAACTAATAAATAGTTTTCATAAGTTTTATCAGAAAAGTTATGCCATTGTTTTATATCATCTGCAGCTTTTAAAATGTATTTACTTTTATCTTCATCAGGATATGGTATATGTATAGGAAGTATGTCACACATTTCTCCATTTTTACTTAACGCATGAGCTACATGCATAGCTGCAGTTGCTGAATAATCAGGACTAACCATTAATACAAGAGTATTAACAGCACTTAGTTGTGAATATTTTTTTTCTATTTTATTTTCAATATTGAAAATAGCATTTTTTTCATCGCTTCTTGATACGTTTAAATTTTTCATTTCTTTTTCTTTTTTTGAAGCATTGTTGCATTTTCTTTATACCAACTAAGAATAGAAACAACCTCGTCTTTTAAATAAGGTAAGTCATATTGTACGATTTCCTTTACAATAGGATCTCCATTACTGTCAAGTTTTGTAATAGGATATCCATACTTATCCTTTTCTTCTTCCTCTTCAAATATGATATGATGTATCGTTAGCTTACCTGGTTTAAGATTAGGGTTATGCTTGATAATCATATACATGTAAATACTCAACTGCAGATTATAATGCATCAAGTTACAATCATCTAAATGAGAAACTGGAAATAGCATTTTTTGTGATTGTCCTTCCCAGTTTTTATAACTCTCTTTTTTGATTTCTTTATTGGTCTTGTAATCTGTAATATGAACCTCACCATTAGCAACCTCTACCAAATCTGATTGACCGCATATTCCTACAGAACGTAAATACACCATGTGTTCTGGATAAATACCCTCAATCATCTTCTGAGAAGGTGCAGTTTTCTGACCATGTTCATCAAACATAGGTCTAATAACTGGTAATTCTTTATCATGTCTATTAATTGTGGTGCATCCTGTAATGTCTGCTTCGCGTTGATCATGATACCAGTTACCAAGGGTGCATGCTCTTTCTGACTCTTTCTTCCATACATCTTGTATTTCTTGAATAGTCATTCCATGCCACTTACTACTCTTACTTTTAGAACTTTTCTTAGCAATAGCATCACTATCAAAAGGCTGCTTAAGATGTCCTAGCAAAGTTGTCACACTAACCCATACAGTATCATCAGAAGAATCTATTGATTTATACGAGTGTGTTTTGGGTTCAAATACTAATGCCATATTATTTACTATTATTTATTTTCTCATTTAAAGCGTCTTCTTGTTCTTCAGTCATAATCGCATCCCAGTGTCCCTCTGGACAGGATGATGACATACTATGAACCTTAAGATTTGAAGAACATCCGCAGCTACCACAACAAGGTTGTGTACCTGGCACTAAACATTTTGTACCTATTACATCAAACAATGGGCAATGCATGCATATATCCATTCTGTATGCTGCAATTTTTTGGTGTTTTTTCTTGGTAAAATAATAACCTATAACTCCCTCAAGAATCAACCATTTATTTTTCCAAATTTGTACGAGCGTTTTCATTATTTATTCTAGATTGACGTATTTTTTGTTTCTTTTCTTTTTCACCCTCCATAACTCCTAACATGGTGTGAAACCTATCTAACTCACTTTGGACCATCATCTTATTCTCAAATGTTATCATAGAGATTTCATCTGTGTGAGTCAAAAGCTTTTGCTTGTAATTCTTAATCTTAATCTGTAGTGATTTATACTTTACTACAAATGTTCCTAGATTAGGGACCGTAATAGCATGCAGATTACCATAACTCATTTCTTTACGTAGTGTCGTATAATAATGTGACACTATATCTTCAACTAACTCAGGTGGTAATTCCAACTTGTTAGCTGTTTTCTCTATAATTACTTTACGCTTTACTGGTCTCAACTGCTAAGAAATTATAATCCAACAACACATTACCTTTTGATTCAAGAGTTATGGCAGGAGAAATTCCTATGATTTTCTTACCACGCTTGCTCTTTTCAATCAAACCTCGTTTCTCAAGTTTTACAACTCTGTTACGTACATTCTGCGCACGTACAGCAATTTCTTCAGGTTTCATATCAGGATACAAAACCTTGGCAGCTTTAGTGCAAAACACACCTAGCTCCATAGAACCCCATGTACCCAAAAGAGTAAGTACCTCCATATCAAATGGAATAACATTCTCCTTTTTAAAGAATACAAGTTCAGTCATAATCTGGTACTTAACCAAATCATGCTGAGTCATTCTTAGTTTTTTACTTACTCTTTTTACTTCCATATTAAAAAAGGGTTTGTGTTCTTCCCTAGGACTTTCACCTAGATGCCATCCCTAAATGTAAGTCTTGCGTAACTTACAGCTTGTTTACCACCAAAACCTCAACAGATGTGACTCTATTTAACGCTTCATCCAGAAAGAACACTAATTTGTAGCGGGGAGTGGACTCGAACCACTGACCTTCAGCTTATGAGACTGACGAGCTACCATCTGCTACCACCCCGCTATCCATGTAACATTACCACACGATCGCTACCTCGTGTTCACCAATCATTAAAAAATGTTTACCTTCAATTTCAAGAATCTCAGAGGTGGTCAATGCAGAACCTACATATACCTCATCTCCTACTGCTACATCTGTAACATCTTCTCCAACAGCAAATACTTTCAATCTGCTCCATTTCTTCATGAACTCATGATCCAAAGACATCTTAACTTCTTCAGTCAATTCAATTGGAGATTCTGGACGCACTGGTTTCTCAATCAAAATGCGTCTACCTCTTAGTTTTTTAAATTCCATTATTTCTTACGTTTTAAAGTTTGTTTTGGTGCGTCCTCTTCTTCCTCATCAAAATCTTCTCCAGGTTTACTTGCTTGTACCTGTGCCATGAAGATTGTTGCTTGCATTCTTTCAGCATCTGCTTTTGCAGCGCGTGATTGCTGTTCTGCTAAATCAGCACGCAAGGTTGCTAATTCAATCTGATCTTTGTACCACGCAATAACTTCTTCGCGTGAAACTTCTTTTTCTTTGTCTTGACTCATAATATTAAGTTGGTTTTACACTACAAATATATACAAAAAAGTTTAACTTCAAAAAATTTAAACGTATATTTGTATTGTATGGAAAAAGATAATCTAAAAAGGTTTTCAAAAAAACCACGTTATAAACTAACCCGTAAGGATGATGGGTTAGTAAGATATGCTAATAAAGTCTTCTGGGTAGAATGGAATGAAGATGGAACATATAAGACATCTCATGATGAACCTGCAGTAGAAAGATCTATTGTGTTAGACCCATTTTTTGGTTCATTTACCTGGATGACATCAAGCGTCGTAGAGATAATTAAAAAAACACCATGCAGAATCCTTTTTAAAACCAAAAACTCTACGTATCTTTTAACTGACAAGCATGGTAAACGAGAAGATTAAATTGGTAATTACAGGAGCAATTCAAGTTTACTTTATTGCAATCAACACATACTTTCTTAGTAAGGAGATTTACCTAGGCGTTATTATTGCAGCATTTATGATATCAATGGTATGGAGTTACAACATAAAAAAAATTGCTTTTGGTACTCTGATGGACAGGGTGCTATACTCCCTGGGGGCGACGATAGGGAGTGTTGCGGGACTAGCAACCTCCAAGATATTAACCCAACTAATACAAAACATACTATGACTATTCAAACTGAGTTCACACTAGGGCAAGCTGTATATCTAAAAACAGACCCTGATCAATACATGCGTATTGTTGTAGGTATCCAAATAACAGCAGATGGAGGTATCCTCTATAAACTTGCTATTAACATGTCAGAACAATGGCATTATGGAGTAGAGATATCAGACACAAAAGACATTATCAACTTTTCAGATAATTAAGAGTTTCCCGATCGCTACCTGGGATGTTACACCGTGGCAAATGTGCAGGACAGAAACCTCAACAGTTAGTTGGGGTTTTTTGTTGTCACATTTTTACCTAAGGATTTGTTACAAGATCACCGTACAAGTAACCGACTAAGTCACCGATTAAGTTGTCGCAAATGTTTGCAAAATATGCGACAAAATCTGCATGAATTTTTCCAAATTTTTCATGCACAAATGTCAAGTTTTTTACAATAAAAACTGGACACCTTTCTGCGGAACACCCTTCCCCCACTAGGAACTCCCGTTACACACATCCCCCTATTTTAATGTATGTGTGAACATCCCCCCCTACCTCAGGGACTGAAAAATGTATGAGGGTGTGAATGTGTGGAATCCCTACTGCAGACGCCCCGCCACTCATCGCGTCAACCCTCCACCCCCCATCAAATCCAGCGTGATGCATCATATCATATGCATACCTCAAAATTTTGTGAGGGAAGATATGTGTTATGCAGTGTGTCATGCTGCTGGGGAGTGTGGTGTGTGTACATCTAGTACATACTACATGTGTATCTAATGCACACAACCTCCACCTCCAAGCTTAGTTAGTAATATTTATAATAATAAATATATGTGTAATAACACCAACAATCAAGCTATGACCATGGGAGTGTGGTCAAGCTTGACGCAGGAAGAGCGTCACAGCTTCAAGTTCAAGTATGAGGAATCCATTGAAATGGATGAATCATTAGAAATCATTTACATTATCAACTCTAAAATCAAAAGAAAATGAGAAGAGAAACAATTGTAGTAATTGGGGCATTAGTGTGGGTATCACTAATGTCTATAGCACTCATCATGGAGTTTGCAGGATTAAAGCACTCAGACACAGTGCTGTACATAGCAAGCACTGAAGCAGTAATGTTGTCTACATACGTATTATATCAATTATTAAAACCAATAAAGTAATGAAACCATTAAACATGACAGAAAAAATCATCGCAGTAATGATGACTATCACATTGATATTAACAATTGTATCGCTAATGGCATACTCAGAAGATTCCCCTAGATTGGGGAACTTCTGCTATTTCATGGCATCAATATATGGTGTCATCACTGCATTAACGATCATCGCACACCTCTTAGAGGAATACAGAAACTAATAATTAAAAATAAACAAAAATGAAAAATCTAATTCAAGTTATTAAGTATATGGTAGCAGTTGCTATCATCTTCTCAACACCAGCGTGTCTTATCTCCATAATCTGGAATGTTGCATTTCATGATGTAGTCACATGTGGAGGTTACGTGGCAATTATGTTAATGATCTCGATGATTTTAGCAGTATACGCAATTGAAGAAGAATAATTATGAAAAAGTTAATTCTAATCTGCATCACTGCCATCATGATGGTGGGATGCGTGAGTAATAGCAGAAATGCTAATTACCACAAAGCAAAACAAAAGGCAACCTTAGACTTTCAGAAGGGAAGCTATGGTAAATGTAACCGTTACAAACACTAATATCAATCAGGAGGTGGGGTCAATACTCCACCTCTACAATTAAATTAACTATGGAAATATTTGTATGGTGTTCTCCTCACACCCCAACAGAGGTTCAAAAACAACAGCTATTAGCTGGTGGCATTTCAAAGATTGCTTACTTAAAAAGTCTAAACAGCGAACTCTTTGATAAAATCTGTCAGAGTGCTGATAATGAACGAGAGTTATCAATTGCAGCATTTGAACTAATAGATTGGTTCAAACAAAACAGTCTAAAGTGGATTGTACAACCAGCAGGTTCACAACCATTTCAAGTTCTGCTAGGTATGAACTTAGCAATAGAAAGGCAATTAGGAAATTCAAATATTGAATTAGTATACAGTCACTCTGAGAGGGTTTCTGTAGATAAACATAATCCTGATGGATCAGTGACGAAAGTCTCAGAGTTTAAGCATGTAAAATTTATGTCAATCTAAATAAACAATAACAATATGCCAAACTGTTTCAAATTAATCAGCAAAGAGACAAATGAAGCTGTGTCTCTAATCAACATAGATGAACTCATCTGTGAAAAAGTCCTAAACATACCTATTGATCCTGTACACTGGGGAGGTGGGGTATTTAACTGGCATGATACAATAGGATTTCAACTAGCTATGGGGAAAACCCTTGAGAATGGAGAGAATAGCGTTAGCAATTACTATTGGACAAATGATATCTGGGAAGATGAATTGCAGTATATCATGCCCATCATCAAGTATTTGCAAAATAATTATACAGCACGTAGCTGGTATGAAGTAAACAGGTAAAATAACAATTAAAAACAAATCAAATGAATAACTACTTAGGTTATAAATGGCAGGATGAAGTTAGCATCCTTGCATCACGTCTTACCCTATTACTAGGCAAAGAGATTAAACTATCATTCCTATCAGACACTACAGTGAAAGCTGTAGGACAGTTTGACACAGAACCCAAGGAATATATGGTCCAAGGGTTTGTATTGTCTAGCGGATCTAGTCACTCTGATAAGAGAGATCAAGTCAGAGAAATGGTGAAAGATCTAGAATGCATTCACCTAAATGAGTATTACAATTATGAACTAGCATTTACAGTGTGTGCATATCCTTCAGTCATGCAAGCTTGGTATGATATGATGTATGAAGGAACAGTAGCTGATAGACTCATACGTAGAGTTGGGGGTACTGATGCACTCACCAAGATGTATACTGAGGGTAAAAAGAATGAACTTGACATCCTTGAGGAAGAAATCAAATCAACAATCATTAGACACACGGTAAACAAATAACAGTCCACCACCTTTAAAATCAAATAATCATTAATAAATAATCAAATGAAACAAATCAAAAAATTATTTAGAATCATGCACCCTGTAGGTGGTGCATTAAACCATGACCTCAAAAGAGGTTTGTATGAATATGAAGTCATTTATGACATTGAAGCTAAATCATTGCCACATGCATTTAGAGGATGTCAAAATGATTTTAACAAATCATACGCTGACTTAAATAAAAGGAGTACATCTGTTGGTGATATAATCATTGACTTAGATGAACAAATTTGCTATATGATAACTGGGAGGGGATTCATTGAAATCCCTCCTACAGTTGCTCAGTACATTGACTGGTCAAATCATTAAATTCCAACACCCCGTAAAAATCAATAATTAATAAATAAACAAATCAAATGGAAAAGAAAAGAAACAACCCATGGTACTATTACCTTAATGGAAAACTAGTGAAGAAAAGAAAACCTGCAATGCCAGGTGACGTAGTGTTAATCAGCAAACCTTACGATGCTGGCTGTAAATTTACAGTGGTAGGTGAAGTCTACATAGGTGGATTTCATGACCAATACAGAAAATACTATCCATGGGATGAAGTATTTAGGGCAAGTGATGTCCTAGATGAATTGACAGATCTCAGAAACTTTAAGAATCATTATGAGTATTCTGCTAATCCTATAATTAGCAATCTTCAAGATCAGATAGAAAAATTAAAGGAAAGACTTGAGGATGCATGGTTAAAAACAGGTAAAGCAACTGCTGAACTTGATGACTTTAAAATGGCAGTCCGCAATGATCGTTTCTATGGAGACAATTGTGTAAGTGATGATAGAATTGATGGAGATACGTTCAGTGTATATAGTCATATTTACGAGTATATGAGGAAAAAAGGATTTGATATGACTAAATATGATATTTGTAACATAGATAGCAATTATGATTACTCAAGATCATCCCTTGATGTAAAATTTAAGTTTGTCCATTATAGTGTAGCATGTGCTGAAACAGAGCCAAATCACTACATTAGCTTTTATAACTTACCATTTTAAATTCCATCACCAAGTAAAAAATCAATAATTAAATAAATAAAGTCAAATGAAAAATCAAATCACAATCCGCGTTAACGCAGAAACACAAGAAAAGATTAACCCATTCAAGAATAAACCTGGAAAGGGTTATATCATCCTAGAACAGAGTCAGATAGACTACTCTATGGGGTGGGCAAATGCAGAAATCAGAACCTGCACCCTGAAAGCAAACATTGAGTTGCTTGAACAGATTATCAACACACCTCTCAGAGGAAGGATAGTGGTAAGGGAGTATCTAGAGAGTGAGATTGAGGATGGTGATATAATACCTCTAGAAATCCAAAAGTATCTGGAGAATGAGAAGAACTATGAGTCCTCAATCAAGAAGACTGCTAAGGATGGAATAGAACTCACTAGGGATGGTGAGTTAATCTTTAGATTCTCAACCTATGATCCAACTGGATTGGTGGAAGACAGGTTTATAGACCATGATAATAATGATGAAGTAAAAGAATGGAGATCAAACAAATAATCTCCACTATTAAAATGACAGGTCTCTATTATATAGGGATCTGTCATTTAATTAACCTGAAAGGAATTATTAGTTCTTTCTTTTCAGGTTTTACCGTAGTGTGTGTAATGCGCAGTTCAACACTAATTTTTACATTATGTCCATAGTAAGTATAATGCGCAGTTCATAACGCTACACAACCCAACGTCCAACAAAATTATACACAAACCAAATTCCACCTCCCATTTGATTCAGCATTATAAATCTATATTAACTATGCAAGAATCAGTTAAAATTGCGGTTAATGCAGCTGGGAGCTGTGTAACTGCCTTTGCTACAAATGGTGGCAAGAATGGGTACATGCAAGTGTACCAAAGTACAATCGAGTATACCACTAACGGGTGGATGCGCGAGAAGAAGCGTTCAACTCTTGTAAGGGGTGAGACTGCGTTGCTAATGAAGGTGGTAGCTACTGCTAGTAAGGACAAGGATGGCGACTTGTCATTACCAGGTAGAGTGTGTGTTCAGGAGTATCTGGAATCAGATATGCCTGCACATGTTGCGAAGGCAATCACCAACAGCAAGACAGGGGACTATGAGAACTCTGTAAAGCGTGCGGGTGAAGATGGTCCTGAATTGTTATGTGGTGGTGAGAGAATCATCCGCTATGCATTCTATGATAGAATGGGTACTGCGGTTGATAGCAAGATAGAGCATGACAACCAGGATGAGGTGAAAGCGTGGCGTGACAGCGTTGCAGCGAATGCAGCGGGTCTGCCAGGGGGTAACTAATCCCCTGAACTGATAGTAATAGGGTGTGTCTAACTCCAGATACACCCTATCTATTAGTTTTTTCAGCGCAAGCGTTACTCTTCTCAGTTCACCACAACTAATGCACATTATAATACCTGAAGTGCAACCACAATTCTTTCTGTACTCAACCCTCTACTCAACAAAAAACAGGTGCAAAAATGCAAAAACCCAGTAAACACTGGTATTCCACCGATGGACAAACCGCACTTTGTACTTGTTTTTTGTTCTGTAGTTGTACTAATTTTAACAGTTGTTAACATATTGTTCCACGTGAAACAATAGTTTTTACGTTGTGAAACATATGTAAGAGAGTGTGTTTGTGGGTGGTTAAAACCCCTCCTAAACACACATAACTCCCTAAAACACAGTACATTAACCCCAAAAATTGTCACTAGATGGCTAAAATACTACTTCTCACAGGACTAATAACACTTCTTAGTTACACTAGTCCTTACGAATGGACACACAATAATACTGTCAACAAAGTCAGTTATACTATCTCCTATATAGATTCTTTAGGTCTTATATATGATGATGTTACTGATGAGTGTATCACCACCGCGATTCTTGATGCAGCTGATAGGTTCAGATTAAATGATGATGAACTCCAGCAGGTCGTTGACCACTATGCAGATTAAGATAAAAGTTCCCAATGTACTAACCCTTAGGGTGGGTAAAAGACTTCTTACTACCATAACAATCTAACCCCACAGCTGAGTGGAAATGGTTATATAAGTGTAAGATGTAAAACCACAATGATTAATTGACTATTGTTATATCTGGATAATCCTTTATTGGTAAAGATATAATATTGCGAGTCACCATGTTAATCATTCTCCCAAGGGTGAACAGTTGTACTATTCTAATACTCGAATTGTAGTTTTTTATTGTAGGAGTTGAGCTGTTGAGCACCTATTTTGAACTACCGAAGCACTTTCAAACAGTGTGGAAGGAAGCAAGTATTTGTTACTATTACATAAGGCAATGTAGTAACTATAAAAAGAATTATATCATGGGTTATCCCTTATTACTATGATATAAGTACAACTGAGTGCAGAGGGATTCCTTTGACACAATTACATTGAAGATAACATAGCAGGGGGAAACGATCTTAAAGAGTAAGATCTACTTTGCAGTATAGGAGAACCTTATCCTTAGTACTGTACAGTCAGTGAAGCCTGCTAGTCTTTTGCACTCCAGAACGTAGGTTTCTGGATTCAATGGTTGAATGATGGTTCATGTCAACATAGCAGAAGGAGTCAAGTACTACAACCTTGACATTACATAAAGCTGTGAGTTCTGGATGTACCTAGAATATCTATTGCAGGGACCCTAGCGTCTCCAGAACTCTATGCTTTTGAGTTTATGTCTAACCCAAAATTTTTTCAAATGACAAAAAAATTTGTAATCAACCGCTGCTATGGTGGTTTTGGTCTTTCAGAAGAAGGACTTAATTTGTACAACTCTCTTTCTGAGAAGAGTCTAGCTTACTCCTATGACATTGACAGAGATGACCCATTTCTTGTTCAAGTAGTAGAAACCCTTGGTGAAAAAGCTGATGGTTTTAATGCTGAACTTGAAATTGTTATCATTCCTGAAGATCTTGACTTTGAAATCACAGAGTACGATGGTATGGAAAACTATGAAATCATTCTTAAAGTAGGTATTCTGGATCTTATCAATGGTTTCAACGATAGTCAGTTGGAACTTGCACAGTTTGCTCATTGTATAAAGCTAATTTAATTCTCCAAACACCATGGAAGAAGAAAAGAAAGAACCCAATATTCTTGAAGCTTTGAAAGAGCTGTATTTTTTGATATGTCTCAGCAGTGTTGATGAGATTGTTAAAGAAGGTTCAGAAGCATACTATGACAAAAACTTAGCACCTATTGCTGACCAGGATGATTTTGATGAGCAACTAAAAGCAGCATTGAAAAAGCTATTTATTATTATTGCGGCACAAGTTATAGAAAAAGTACCAATCAATAAAAAAGATGGATAAACCTCTAAACACAGGTAAGGACCAGGGAGATGGTGCCTACCTAACAGACAATGCTATTTACACTTATGTAAATGGTGGAGTAGAATGCACAACCCCTTCAT